CTGCAACAGCAGCGTGACGAGTGCCACGAACTGCTGTTGCGGATCACCGAATCGATTCGGCCGATCGGCGGGGGCATTCAGCAACAAGCCGCCGTTGTGCTGACGCGGCAGGGGGTCGAAGCCACCTTCCCCGACACCTCGCATCGCACGTCTCGCCCGCCGGCGGGCAACCGGACGGCGGGGTAAAGACGGACTGTAGGTTGTTGACGCGAAAGGAAAACCACAGGTCGCCCGATGCCGGGCCTGAAATGGGTCGCCCGATGCCGGGCATTGGGTGCGGCTTTTTAGGAAAAGGAGAGTACATGGCACGCTATTGCAAGGTGGAAATTCGCATGTGGGGAGACGAAAAATTCGCCTCGCTGTCCCCCCTCAAACCCAGTGGTCAAGCCCTCTGGCTGGCCCTGCTAATAGGGCCTTGGCCCCGATTCATTCCGGGGGTGATCCCGGTCGGTTTGGGCGCGCTTTCGGACACGATTCGATGGAAAAAAAACGCGTTGCTGAAATTTTTGAACGAGATCCGTTCCAAAAAGATGATCGACTACGACATGGCCGCCGGCCTGATCGTCGTCCACAACGCGCTGAGGCTCAATTTTCCGACCTCGTCCAAGGTCGTTTTGGGCTGGCGGAACGCCTGGCTGGATGTGCCCGAGTGCCCGCTTAAAAAACAACTGGCGCAACAACTTAGGGCGGTTGTTGGGGCCAAGTTTCCCGAAGCGGTGGAGGCCGTTTTGGGGAGATATGACAGCGATATCATATCGGATATCACAGGTGATACAGTATCCGGCACGATATGCCAAGCCAATAGTATAAAGGAAATAGTAAAAATATATCCCCCTCCCCCCAAAGGGGAAAAAGGTGGTTTTGCGAGAGAGCAAAAAGAGCAAAAAGCGACCGAACCGACCTCGGCGAATCGCCGAACGCTTTCGGATCATCCACACCTGGACATACCTGCAACTCGTTTGGCGCAAAAGTATGAACAATCGGTGACGATGGCGCATGGCCGAGGCGCGAAAACGGCCATCGTCGAATTGCTCGCCCAACACATCAACGAATCGGAATTAGAAACAGCCATCACGAATTACGCTACGTTTTGTCAAACAAGCGGCATCGACCCAACCAAGCGCAAATCCGGCGCGGTGTTTTTTCGTTCAGGGGTTTGGCGGGAGTATTTGACGCCTGTTCCGGATCTTCCCGAGATGCAATTTGGGCAGAATAGGCTACCTACGGTCGAAGAAAACATGCGTATACAGGCGCAAAGACGTGAACAATTGGATAGAGAATGGCGCGAAAAAAAGGCACGGGAAGCCGGTTTGAAACCGAAGGAGGAGTGATTGCATGGCCCCCAAATCGCATACGCGGCCCGCTGAGCCGCTTGGAGCCGACGAGTCGACAATTGCCTCGACTTCGGAACGCGATGTCTCAGGAGCGATTTTACGACGTCCGGCGATTGTGGACGAGTTACGCCGATGGTGCGTTCCGGAGGATTTTTGCGGGACGTTCTATCGGCAGATTTACGAGGTGGCTCTTGCCCTGGTCGGTCGAGGAGAGTGCGCCGACCTGTCGATCTTCGCGCAGGAGATGCACCGGCTGGACCCGCGCGTGCCGATCGGACCGCTCGCTTCCCAGCTGGCCGAGCTTTATCAGAGTGTTCCTTCGGCTTCGAGTTTCGCCTACCACGCCCGACAGGTTCGCAATGCCGCGACGCTTCGTCGGCTCAAAACGGTTGGCGAACAGATTGCCTTTCTGGCGGATCGGCCTCACGGCCCGGCGGCCGAGATGCTGCAAGAGGCCGCGAAATTGCTGGAAACGCTGGCGGATCGCGGGCTTTCTTCCGAACCGCGCCGCCTGCAAGAAGTGCTGACGGACACCCTGGACGCGATCGATCGTCGCCGGCTGGAGCCCCAACGTCGAGGATGGAAGACCGGGATCGAGTCGCTGGATCAGCAGCTGGGCAGCTTTCGACCCGGCGAACTTATCGTTTTGGCGGCCCGGCCTTCGGTGGGCAAGACGGCGGTTTCGATTGCTTTCGCGACGGCGGCGGCGCGTCAGGGGTGCCATGTCCTGTTTGCTTCTTGCGAGCAACGCGACCAGGAGTTGGCCGAACGACTGTTGGCCAGTGCGGCCTGTGTGCCTCTGAATTCGATTCGTGGAGATACGGCTTTGTCTACGGATGAGACCGAGCGCCTTCTGTCCGCGCGCGACCAGCTGGACCCGTTGCCGTTGTGGATCGATGATGAGCCGCGACAGACCGTTCGGCACATTGCCGCCCAGGCGCGCTTCCTTCGTCGGCGGGTTGGTTTAGGAATGATTGTGATTGACTATTTAGGTTTGATGGATGCAAAGGTTCGTCCAGGACAAAAGCGTTATGAAGTGGTGGCAGAGATCACCCGAAACTTAAAGATTCTGGCGCGAGACATGGAAGTGCCTGTTGTTGTGTTGGCTCAACTCAATCGCGATGTGGATTCACGGGGTAGCAACAGTCGGCCTCGTTTGGCGGATCTGCGCGAAAGCGGTTCGATTGAACAGGACAGCGACGTCGTTCTACTGCTGCACCGGCCCAACCATCAAGCGACGAATGACGCCAACCAGCGTCTGGAAATCCTGGTGGCGAAACAACGCAACGGTCCCACGGGCGAAATGACCGTCCGCTTTGTTCGCGACCAGATGCGTTTCGAGAGCGTCGGTGTCGCCCAGCTACCCACGCCTTTTGAACGCAACATCTAGGCGCTACAAAGGATACAGACTAACAGATGCTTTTCATTTCTATATGAAAGGATGTTAAAGATGCTTGATTGTTAATCACAAAAATGCAATGCTTAAAAGGTTGCAATCCTTCAACCGTACGTGAGAAAACAGACAGGAGGCGAAACGCCCCATGCCCCCCGGTAGCCAAGCAGAGCTTTTCCCGGAATGGGTACCGCCGCCCAAGAGCGGACCGGCGGCGGGGAAGGTGCGGGCTTCCTCAAAGCCCGACGCCGGGCGGCCTTTGACACCGGAGCAGCAGGAGCGGGCGGCGTCGGCGGTTGGTCTGGTGTACACGGTGATGGAGCATCTGCGGGTGCCCCAGGCTTGGCATGACGAAGCCGAGAGCGATGGCATGCTGGGGCTGGTCCACGCGGCGCGGTCGTTTGTGCCGGGCAAGATCGGCTGGGGAGCGTTTGCCTATCTCTGCATCGAGCGACGCCTTAAAAACACTCTGCAGCGCCTGCGCAATTACGAGAAGCGGCGTGATGGCGAGGCAGTGGCGGAGGTGGTGATTCCCGCGCCCGAAGTAGTGGGGGGAACCCAAACGCGAGTGCCGCCCCGCTACCGAGCTTTTGGCGAACTGGCCGAAGCGGTCTACGCCCTGCCGACGCGGATTCGTCAGGCGTTGTGGTTGATCTTTGTCGCGGGCCGCAATCTGCGGCAAGCCAGTCGGAAGTTGGATTGCAGCAAGGAGCAGGTTCGCCATCTGGTCAAGGCGGGGTTGTTTACCCTGTGGCCGGTGGTGAGTGGCTACGTGTCGCCCGGCGTCGGGCATCCCGTGTCGCCCGGCGTCGGGCCTGGAGGGTGTCGCCCGACGTCGGGCCCTTCCCGCGAGTGGACCAGTCGGGAAGATGCCGCCTTGAGGCGCGTGCTGCGTAGCCCGTCTCACGGCCATCGTCGGCTTGCTTCAACGCTGCTGGCCTGGCGTTGGAATCGCCCGCTGGCCTGTTTGCAGCAGCGGATGGACTACCTGAAAGAAGAATCGACGCGGGGCGAGAGATAAGGGGGTTTCCGATGGCGCGTCGGCGCAAGTACCGCAACCAGCCGGTTACGGTCGATGGGATTCGCTTTGACTCGAAAGCGGAAGCGGCACGCTACGGCCAACTGAAACTTCTGCTGCGAGCAGGTCGAATTCGCAATCTGCGTACGCACGTGCCCTTTCTGTTGGAGGTGGCCGGCGAGCGGATCGGCACCTACGAAGCGGACTTTGTTTACGAGCAGCGCGTGGAGCCTTGCTGGGAGCAAGTCGTGGAGGATGTTAAGGGTGTGCGGACGCGCGAGTACATCCTCAAGCGAAATCTGATGCGGGCGTTATACGGGATCACGATTTGGGAGGTGCAGGCGTGACCAGTCCCCTCAAGTGGCCGGGCGGCAAGTCCTACCTGGCGAAACAAATCGCCAAGAGGATGCCGCCATGCAAGACCTACGTCGAACCCTACGCCGGCGGATTGTCGGTACTGTTGGCCCGCGAACCGGATGGAGTCTCGGAGGTGGTCAACGACCGCAACGGCCACCTAACAAACTTTTGGAATGTACTTCGTAACCCGGAATCGTTTCGAGCGCTTCAACGGCTGCTCGAGGCCACGCCTTTTAGCGAACAGGAGTGGGATACCGCGCGGGATTCGCTTGTCAACGGCACGTGTTGCCCGACGCCGGGCTTTCGAGAGTGTTGCCCGACGCCGGGCCTTAGAGAAAGCAGCATTCAGCAGGCCTGGGCGTTCTTCGTCTGTTGCCGGCAATCCCTTGCGGGCCGGATGAAGTCCTTCGCCCCCATCAGCACGGCGCGAACTCGCCGGGGCATGAACGAGCAGGTCTCGGCATGGTGGACAGCGGTTGAGGGGCTACCCGCTGTCCATGAACGACTCAAGCGGGTGTTGATCCTGAATCGGGACGCGGTGGATGTGATCCACAACTTGGATGGTCCCGAGACGCTGGTCTACGCCGACCCGCCGTATCTCCACGAGACGCGGACATCGACGACCGAGTGTGACTACTCCGCCGCATAAATGCGGCGGCTTCCCTGGACAGCACTCGATTCGTGCTTGAGTCCAGCTGGCTCCGTCCGAGCCAGTCCTCTTGCGAGGATAACCTGAGCCGAAACGTGGTCCCTATGCAACGACAAGCTACAATTCGGACAGTCGTGCCAGCGAACCGAGAGGTCTTTGCGAACTTCCGCTCCGCAGACGCACGTTTGGCTTGTTCCGCGAGGATCTACCTCTACATACCGAACACCGGCGCTTTCAGCCTTGTGTTTCAGCACGTTCAGGAAGCCGCCCCAGGCGGCATCGCTGATTGCCCTGGCCAGCCTGCCGTTCCTCAGCATCCCTCGGATGTTGAGGCTTTCGACAACGATCAGGCCATAGGCACGGACCAAACGACAAGCAACTTGGTGATGATGCTCACGCCGCATATTCTTGACGCGTGCGTGGATCTTCTGAAGACGACGAACGGCTTTTCTCCGGTTGCGTCCGCGCAGTTGCTTGCGGCTGACAGCGCGACCGGCGCGGCGAAGGGCGGGAAGCTCAGCCTTCTGGTAGCGGGGATTCGGCTCCCTGGTCCCGTCGCTAGCGGTGAGAAAGTGTTCCAACCCCAGGTCGATTCCCACGGGCGGTTTGCCGCTCTCTACCAGCGGCACGTCGGGAAGCTCACAGGAGAATACGGCGTACCACTTGTCCGCTTCGCGTTTGAGGGTGACGGTCTTGATCGTGCCTTCCACGGGCCGGTGCAGCTTGACCCTGATTGTGCCGACGTGCTGGACGCGGAGCCGGTTGTCCAGAAGCCGGACGCCATCTCGGTAGGCGGGAAATGTGAAGCTCTCGAAACGGCCACGAGCCTTAAAGCGCGGGTAGCCGGGTTTCTCGCCGGACCGGACGCGGCGAAAGAACGCTTGAAATGCCTTATCCAGACGGCGCATCGTGTCCTGAGCGCTGGAGAAATTCAGCCGCGAGAAGAATGGGTTGACGGCCCGTTCATTCTTGAACCACGCCGATTGCTCGGTGTACTTGACGGCTTGTTGTTTGGTCTCCCACATCGTCTTACGCTGTTCCAAGCAGGCATTGTACAGTCGGCGATGTGTCTCCAGAGCAATACCAAGCTCGCGCTGCTGGTTAGCGTTGGTCCACAACCTGTACTTGAAGGAACGACGCATCTACTTGTCTCTCTGTTCGGCGATGTACTTCTTGACAACAACCTCGCTGACATGTCCCACCGTGCCTGCGTAGTACGATCGGGACCAGAGAGTCGGCAGGCGCGTGCGCAGGGATGGAAATTCCTGTCTCAATACGCGGGAGGTGAAGCCCTTCAGACGATTGACGATCTCCGCCACGCAGCGCGTCGGGTCAGACTCGACAAACAAGTGAACGTGGTCCGGCAGGATCTCCAGAGCATGAACAGTCATCTCCAGTTCCGCCGCCTTGGCGACCAAAAGATCGCGCAAGCGACCTTCTACTTCATCGACCAGAACGGGTCGACGGTACTTGGGGCACCAGACCAGGTGGTACTTCAGAGAGAAGATCGCCCCAGCGTTTTTGACGTAACGAGCACCCATGCTGTCTATTATAAGTCTGCCGGACAGCTAATCAAGAGTAGGCGGACGATTCTGATTTTGGGAGGTGCGGCGATTCCCCCACTTGCTAAAGCAAGTGGTCCCCTCGCCGCTCACTTATGGACACGCTTCCCCTTCCCGGGCTTCAGTTGGAGGACTGGACGATTGCCAGGGGGCCTATCGCCGTGGCGAAGCGATCGTTGCAAATTGTCCTTGAAACAATTCGCGACTTCCCCCTCGAGATGAAGCCTACCGAGGCGCGGCAGCGCCTGAAGATCCTGAGCGAGCAATCGTGGTGCAGGCCACACAGCCGCAGAGCGATCAGCCAACTGATGGGCTACGGCCGGCCCCATTTGCTTGGAGCACGTGGCGGTACTCCTGTTCGCATCCACGCGATGTGGGGCACGCTGTGCGATTGGTGTGACTACAAAGGCTGCCCCGCCTGTGCGGCAGCTTCCAACAAACTGGACGCCCTAACCATGCGGCAACGGATCGAACTGCTCGGTCTGCACTTGGCCGCGATGAACGGGGACGAGGTCGCCTTGTTGGTGGCGCGGGACTGGCACGAGGAATATCTAAGGTCGCGTGTCTTGGGTATCTGGGCGCCACGATTGGAGGTTTGAGCGTGATGCCCTATGTGGGGTGGGGACGTGACGGCTGAGAAGCGTTTGGAGTACGGCAAGTAGTTTTCCCGGGCGGATGACTGAATACACGGAGGAGAAACACGATGCACGTTGCGTACTACCGCGACCGTGAGGGCGAGTCTTTGGACCGCGAAACCTGGGCCCTCCTGCTGGCGGACACGACGTATACCCAAGTAGTGAGCCACGTCCTGGAATTGCGCGAGGGTGCACCGTCGCGGATAGTTGAGGGCTTCTGGTTGGGCTGGTGCAGTACCCGCGAAGTGGTACCCACCCCGTTTGGTGTGCGCATCCAGAAGCGAACCAAGGTCGGCTGGGCAACCGAGCACCTGCAATGGCTCACCGACGAGCAGCAGGTAAGGAATGCGGTGGAACAGATTGTCAATAACCACGGCCCGAAACCGGGCAGCCATGCCGCGGAGGGTTCAAGAGATGTTCGATAGCGAATTCGCGAGGCGTGTTGGCATTTAGATAAGGCGGACGCTTGTCGCCCTGTTTGTCGGAGTCCTCGCCTTGGTGACTACTCCGCCGCATTTATGCGGCGGAGTAGTCACTTCGCACAACGGCACGTCCCATCTCAGGCCCGACGCCGGGCGACATTGCCCGCTGTTCTCTTCATCGCCGTGGTAGCTTCTTTTGAAACAAGGAGGCTGCCGCGATGGCGTACGCTACCCAACTCAACGAACAGAAGATTAATGAACTGTGCACTATTTTACCGGTGGCGCTGTACATCGAGACGGCAGCAGATTTATGCGGCATCAGTAAGCGAACACTGCAACATTGGTTGCGGCGAGGCCGGGAAGCCAGGCGGCAGAGTTGGCGTGACAAGTTGCCGGTTTCGGCGGCCGATCAAATTTACGTCACTCTGGCGGATCGTCTCAAGCACGCGGTTGCCGCCTCTCAAGTGAACGCGTTGCGTGTGATCTTTAACGCGGCCAACGATGGTCAGTGGCAGGCGGCCGCCTGGCTGCTGGAGCGACGATTCCCCGGAAAGTGGGGCAAGGATCGTGCCGAGATTGTGGAGATCAAGTCTCGTTTGGCGGAACTGGAAAAGTCCTACGCCCCCATCCGGCCCGACGCCGGGCGACCTCAGGAAAGGCCCGACGCCGGGCGACAGGGGTAAGCTCGTGTCTTGGCCTGAGAGCCAAAAGCCACGCCGGGACTTGCTGGGCCGCATGCGTAAGCGGCTGGCGGACCTGGCCGACCGTGCGGCCCATCCGCCCGCCGTTTGCGTTCCCTCTTTTGGCGAGTGGCTGCAGCAGACCAGCCCGGAACACCGCTGGGACTGGCCGCACCTGGTCTATCTGCGGCAGCGGCTCGAGGCCCTGGCCCGTCGAGAGATCCGGCGGCTCGCGATCTTTATGCCCCCCCGGCATATGAAAACGTCGCAGAGCACGATACGCTTTCCGCTCTGGTGTTTGGAACAAGACCCCAGGATGCGGATTGTCCTGGGTGCCTACAACCAGACCTTTGCCGAAAAGCTCTCCCGCGAGATGCGCAAGATTGCCCGCCTGCGGCCGGGCCTCCGGCTGTCCGCGGATCGCAAGGCGGTCAAGGCGTGGGAGACTCTCCAGGGCGGCGGCGTGCGGGCGTGCGGTGCCGGGTCGCCGCCCACGGGGGAAGGGGCTAACTTGCTGGTGATCGACGACCCCATCAAAAGCCGGCAGGAGGCCGATAGCCCAACGTTGCGTGACAAGATTTGGGACTGGTACTCCCAGGATCTCTTGACCCGAGTTGAACCCGATGGCGCGGTTTTGCTGATTCAAACCCGCTGGCATGAGGACGACCTGGCCGGGCGGATACTGGCTAGCGAGAGGACCAAAAAAGGCCCGACGCCGGGTGAAATTGGAGACCCCCGACGTCGGGCCGAAGGGGAGTGGACCGTCGTTTGCCTGCCCGCCCTGGCCGAAGCCGACGACCCCATGGGCCGAGCGGTCGGCGAGGCACTCTGCCCCGAACGCTATTCGGTGGCAGACCTCGAGCAGTTGCGGCGAACGATGGGCGACAACGCGTTCGAGGCCCTTTATCAGCAACGGCCCACGCCGCGTTCCGGCGGACTGTTCAAGGAGTGGTGGTTCCATCGTTTCGTCGACTTTCTGCCTGCGGGCTGCACGCTGGTTCGTTACTGGGATAAAGCCGGGACGGCGGGCGGGGGCTGTTACACCGCCGCGGTTTTGATGGCTCGCGACAAAGAGGGGCGGTTCTACCTGGTGGATGTACGCCGCAAGCAACTGGATGCCGCCGAGCGGGAAGCCTGGATTGTCTCCACGGCACACGAGGACCGCGAACGGTACGGACGGGTTGAAATCGGAATCGAACGCGAGGGCGGCTCAGGGGGCAAGGAGTCGGCCCAAGGAACGATCCGCCGACTGGCGGGCTTTGCTTGTTTTGAAGATGCCCCCACGGGCAGCAAAGAAGCCCGCGCCGAGCCGCTGGCCGCTCAATTCGGTGGCGGCAATGTCGCGGTTGTCAACGTCGAAGGGGTGGCTCCCGCATGGTTTCGCGCGTTTCGCGATGAAGCCCTGACGTTTCCACACGGCAAGTATCTCGACATGGTCGATGCGGCTTCCGGAGCCCTGGCCCGATTGACCGGTGGTCGACGACCCACGCGGATCCTTCTGTGAAAGACCCCGTTCGGTAGATTTCCTAGAACGATCCCACGGGGTGGAGGGGCGAAACGCGATGGCATTGTCGACCATTGACCGATGGTTGATTTGGGGCTCTCAAACCCTTTTTAACCTGACCCAGGTTTCGCGTTCGGTTGGCTTCCGTGTCGCCCGGCGTCGGGCATCCCCTGTCGCCCGGCGTTGGGCATCCCTTGGAGACGGGGAAAGCCTCAGCAGGGGCGAGCGTGCCTTGAGTGGCCTGTGGTCGGGCGGTGGCTCATTTGGCGGCTGGAGTTCGGATCGACTCGAGCAGGCCCGGCACTACCGGCAGTGGATTTATATCGGCATCAGTGCGATCGCCGACGAGGTCGCCCGAGCCACGCCCCAGGTCTGTTTTCGGGTCACACCGCACCTTTCGCCCGATGCCGGGCGGGATTCGAAAACCCGGGCTGCAAGCAAACCGTATCACACCTTGCGTTCCGACTGGCACCCCTCCCGCGCCAACGCCTATACGCGACACTACCACGCCAAGGGGCTGGGCCAACGTCCGCAGGGCTACGAACTGGAGCCCGCCGCCCCAGACCATCCCTTGGTTCGTCTGCTTGCCGATCCCAACGGCCCCGATACCGGACCCGATTTCTACTTTGAACTTACCCTGTTCTGGAAGCTCACGGGCAACGCCTACGTTTGGGCGATCCCCAACGGCCTGGGTTTGCCGGCGGAACTGTGGGTGATTCCTTCCCACTGGATTGCCCCCGTGGGTGGCGAGGATGGCCAGATCGGTCATTACCGCGTTCAGCCCTTTGGCGGCAGCGGCCGGGGTGGCCTGCTGATCCCGGCGGAAGAAATCATTCACATTCGCGACAAGAACCCGCTGAGCAAAATCGATGGCATGGCCCCCCTGCAAGCGGGCGCGGAGTGGATCGACACCAGTGAGGCCGTCGCACGCAGCTGGTGGGCACACTTTAAGGAAGGGGCCTGGCCGGGCCTGCATCTGAGCCTGCCCGACGATCCCGACGATGAAACACTGGAACGGGTCTACGCCAGGTTCCTGGATCGCTTCGCCGGCGAACAAAACATGGGCAAGCCCATTATCACCACCAATGGCGCGGAACTTCATCGGCTGACCCTTACCCCCGAGGAGATGCATTACACCCAGAGCGCTGCCGAGTTGCGGGATTATGTCCTGGCGTTGTTGCGCGTCCCCAAGGGAGTGGTGGGGCTGGAGCCGGCCGGAGACAATATATCGGCGTACGCCCCTTTACGGCAGTTTTGCCGATTCTCGATCAGTCCCATCCTGACCCGGCTAGGAGCAACGTTTACCGAAAAGCTTGGCCGACGATTCCCCGGCGAGCCGATGGTTTGGTATGCCGATCCGACGCCAGACGATCCGGCTCAACTCAACGCGGATATCACCACGGACTTTGCTTGCGGCGCGATTGATGCCGACGAGATTCGCGCTTTGCGGGGCCGGCCGCCGCGTGCAACCGGCGCGTAAGGCCTGACGCCGGGCAAGGCTGGGAAGCACGGTAGTTCTTTGCAAAGGACAGGTTCCCG